TGCCGCCTAGCAAAACTATATTTAACTATAAGGAGGACCGCGTAATGTCTAACAACTTTGTCCTACTTGATACCACCACAGGCTTGATCCGCGACTACTTCCGCCGGGATGATGAGCCTGTCGAGGGCCTCGATCCCCGCTACGAGGTACTGCGCATCGTGCGTGAAACGGCGCCTCAATACGACCCGGCGACACACAGCCGCTCTGAAACCCGCACCATTGACCGTGACGCTGGCGAGTGGCGCTGGGGCTGGAGCGCGGAGCCGCTGCCGCCTGTGCCCCCGGTGCCGGATTGGCGCACCTTTAAGCGGACCCTGCTGGCCCATCCTGCGATCAGGACTCTACTGAGCGGCGCCATGTCTGAGGATCTGACGGCTGCATTAAGCCTGCCAACTACCCTGCTGCTTACAGCGGCCACCAATGCCGCAGACCCCGACGACTTCCGAGGCGCCTGGGTGGCCCTGCGCCGCCAGGGGCTGGTGCCGCCTGAACTGCTCCAGGAGGTGCGTGGCCTGGCCCTGATGTTGCATCTGCCCGAAGCGTTTGTGGCGGCTCTGGGCGGATCCGTGCGCCCGGCTGCGACGGCGCTGGGGCAGGAGTGGGTCGACGCTGCCGGGGATCTGTGGGTCGTCGTGCAGGCTCGCGGCGAGGATGGCCAATTCCTGGCCGACGACCCATCCACGCCTGAGCGTGAATCACTGGCCTGGGAGAAGCAGGCATGAGCGTTATCTGGATTAATTCGGGGAGGTTTGCGGTGACAACAAGCGACCCCTATTGGGCGAATGTGGTGATGCTGTTGCAGCCAGCAGCGGCTGATTCATTGGTTGTTGATAAAAGCTCCTTCAACAGAACGATTAACCGTATCGGCACTTTGGTTGCGCCAACAACTACGTTCACTCCATTTGGCACCGGCGCTAGCATCGACTTCCCTGGCAATAGCAGCAACAGCCTCTGGACACCAGCAAGCACCAGTCTTGACATGGGGACTGGTGACTTCAGTCTTGAAGTAATTTTAAGGCTAAAGGCGATGCCAACCGGAGAAAGCTATCCAAATGCAAAGTTTATTTTTGGCACCGGGCCTGCAAGCTCTACCTCTGGATCCCAGCTGTATATTGGAAACACAAACTTGCGCTTTGACATCATTAGCGACAGCGGCGGTCCTATTGCCAGTCCTAGTGGCATGTCGATCAACACATGGTATTACGCAGCCGTTACAAGAAGCAGTAATCAGTTTAGAGCATTTGCTGGCCCGATTGGCGGCAGCGTTTCTCAAATTAATACTACTGCAACTCGCACTGATTCGTGGATTGGCGGCTCTGCGTGGGGCATTGGCTCCGCTGAAGCGGAATCAAGTCTAGACGCAAACATCAACGCCTACATTGCTTCCCTGCGTATAACGAAAGGCGTCGCCCGGACCATTACAATCCCCAGCACACTGTTCCCGACATCATGACCCACCAACCCACCCCACCACCCTCGCCAGACTGGGGTAACCCCAATGACTGCCATGCCGCCTGAGGACGTAAGCCCCCGCGACATTTATGTGCGCCTGGCGGAGCCTGGAGCGAAAATCGACAGCATCCTGGCGATCATGGCCGAGCGCAAAAAGGATCTTGATGCCCTGTTCACGCTGGGGGCGACTGCCCAGCCTCCCTAGCCTGAGGAGGATTAGGAGCCACCATGGGAGTTGCTGAATCGATTGCCCTGGCTGGCTTGGCCCTGACCGTGGGCGCTACAGCTACCTCCGGGGTGAAAGCCCTGTGGGCGATTTCAAAAGGCCTAGGGAACTTCGAGGGAAAGATCCTTGAGATGCTGGCGCACCATCAAAACAAGCTAGACGATCACGAAGAGCGCTTGAGGGCGGGGAAGCTATGACCTGGATCACCGCTGCCATGCTGGGCGCCTACATCGCGATCTGTGAGTACCGCGCCCCGTCCCCATGGGTGGCATGCGAGAGCCGCTGGAACTTGGCCCTGGGGGTACTGGTGCCTTCGCCCATCCAGGGCGCCGTGAACCGGTTCCTGCCCGGCCGGCGCCGCCGCCCTGACGTCAACACTAAGGAGCCGACGCCATGAGCCCCGAGCCGACCATCGACGACCTGGCCCCGGACGGAAACTGGGACGCGCTGGGCGTCATTGACGGCGCCACTGAGACGAGATCCAAAACCGAGCGCATCCTCCAGGCAGTTGAGGCACTGCTGGCAGGTACTGCTGGGGTGCCAGGGACGCGAATCTGGCGAGAGCGGTATGAGCCGCCCTCAAGGGAGGAGTGCCCGTTCCTGAACATCGTCGCTGAAAACGAGCCGCACGAAAACGATGAACAGGGCGTGCTGCCGTTCGTTGACGCATCGCTTCTGCTTCAGATCGAGATCGGCATCAATGGCCGCCCGCTGTCGGCGCTGGCGGATCCTATCCGGGTTGATGTTCACCAACGGCTGATGGCTGATCGTTCACTGGGCGGACTGTCCAGTAACATCCACTCGGTCGGCGTTGGGTGGGATTCCAGCCCCGGCGAGATCGGGATCGCTAGGCTGAGATACCTGGTCAAGTTTCGGACCTGGCGTGATGACCTCAAGTTTGGCTGAATCAAAATGACCAGCCCTACCGCAGATGAGCTATTCGCCGCTGGCTACGGCGGAAGTTATGTGCTGGACCCCAAAACAAAGAAGCGCAGCCTAGCCAAGGCGCCCACGTCCCCCGACCCTGACCCCGCCCCCCAAAATGACTCAGCCGAAGTTCGTAGCGGACAACCTGATCCTGATCAAGCTGGAGCCGACCTACGGAGTTGACGCGGCGCCTGTCGCCACTGATGCCTTGCTGGTCAATCAGCTTACCTATCCACAGATGATGGGTGAAGTTCTTGACCGCAACCTGGTCCGGCCGTTTATGGGCGGTAGCTCGCAGCTTGTCGTAGGCGAGCACTACGCATTCAGCTTCAACTGCGAAGTGGCCGGGACTGGGGTTGCCAGCGTTGCGCCGGGATACGGTGCAGCAATCCAAAGCTGCCGCAACGCCCTGACCAGCGTTGGCGCCACGCCAGGCCCGGCTAGCCACACCTACACGCCGATTTCTGCTTTCGGTAGCGGCCAAACCTCGGCAACTATTCACTACTACATCGGCAACGTTCGCCATGTTATCACTGGCTTTAGGGGCAGCCATAGCTTTAACCTGACCAACAACGCATTTGGCGTTCACACTTTCCAGGGCATGGGGATCTACCAGGGCCCGACGGACACCGCAACTCCTACCTTTAGTTATAGCAACTACAACCGACAGGCCAACCCGCAGCCCGTAACCCTGGGCAATACGTTAAACATCAACATTGCAAACTTCTCGGCGGCTGTCTTACAGAGCTTCCAGTTCACGCAAGCAAACGATGTGACCTATGACCAACTGCCGGGCGGCGTTAAGCAGGTATTGATCACCGGCGGCAGGAGTACCTTTGAAGCCGTAATTCAGTGCCCGACCATTACCCAACGAGATTACTGGTCGGCAGCGTTGACTGACGCCACCCATGCCGTGACGATCACGCAGGGGAATGCCTCGGGCTTCCGCATGGCGTTTTCTGCTCCAGCAGGAAAAACCCTAATCCCGAGCTATTCGGACGACCGGGGTAAGCTGATGCTGACCGTTCCGGGTATTCTCAACCCGGTAAATGGCAACGATGAATACGCGATCCGTTTTGATTGATCGCCTCAGACTTCTAAGCCTGATCCACTGCACCCTCACCTATGGCATTCCGTCTCAGCACAGCAAAAGAACCCCACTCGGGGATTGTCACCTGGAATATCCCCGGCGATGGCGAGCCGCTTGAGATCAGCTTCAAGGCTATTTTTAAGCGGCTCACTCAAGATGGAATCAAAGAACTACTAGATGATATTCGTATCGCATGGGGCGGAGTAACGGACCCCGAAAGCCTATCCGAAGAAGACCGCGCAGTGACTCCAAAAACCAACCGCGAGATGGTTTTACGTGTGTTTGGCGGCTGGAGTGATGTTGAGGGCTCAGACGGGAATCCGTTGCCCTTTAACGATGTCTCAAGGGATGACATGCTGAGCATCCAAGGCGCCGAAGTAGCGGTTCTCAATTCGTGGTTTGGAAGCATCACGGGAGCCAACGCGGGAAACTGATTGATGCCGCTGAGTATTGGGTGACCGGCGGCACTTCAAAAGGTCCACCCTCCGACCTCACCGACGCAGCAAGGGCTTTCGGGGTGATCCTGCCCGAGGACCTGACCCCCCAGCCGCCTCAGGATTTCATGGTGCTACCAGCAAACTGGCCCACGGTGATGATGTTTGAGCGCATGGAAACCCAATGGCGATCTGGCCCCGGCGGCGCAATCGGCCTCGATTACAGCGTGCTGCTTGGCCCTGATGGACTCTTTAGCCTGTATGGAGTGAGGCACCGGCGGGCCATGCTGGAAGACCTGCGAATCATGGAAGTAGCGGCCCTTAACAAGATGAGAGAGGCCTAAGACGTGGCGGCCAACCTCGATGCCCTACTGCGGATCCGCTCTGACGTTCAGGGCGCGAATCAAATCGTCGCGCTGAATCGCGGGCTGCAGGGCGTCGAGCGCACGGCAGCGGGGGCGAGCGTGGCGTTGCGGGGGCTGGCTGGATCGTCGGCCCTGATGGCTGGCTCCTTGGGCGCCCTGGCGCCGCTGGCTAGCGCTGCCGGGCTGGTGGGGCTGGTAAAGGGCGCCCTCGATGCCGGCGACGCCATGAACGACCTGAGCATGCGCACCGGCGTGAGCGTTGAGGCACTGGCGAAGTTTAGGAAAGCAGCGAGCACCAGCGGCACCGACATTGATGCGGTGGCCAAGAGCCTGACGCGACTGAGCCGAGGCATGTTTGAGGCGGCCACCACCGGCAAAGGCGCAGCTGCTGATGCACTTAAAGCTCTGGGGATTAGCGCCAAGGACGCAGCCGGCAACGTCAAGAGCGCCGATGCGGTGACCCTGGAGATCGCCAACCGGTTCAAGGTCATGCCGGACGGCGTGAACAAGACGGCGCTGGCGATGGCCCTGTTCGGCAAGAGCGGCGCCGAGATGATTCCCATGCTGAACATGGGCGGCGCGGCGATCGATTCGCTTTCCGTCAAGATGACCAAGGCCTTTGCTGAGCGGGCCGATGAATACGGCGACAAGCTGGCGATTCTCAGCGGCAAGGTCGGCGCGCTGGGGGCTGATCTGGCAATCGCCTTGCTGCCAGCGTTGAACGCCGTCACCGATGCGCTCACCGCGGCGATCACCGGCTTCAGCAGTATGCCCCCGGTTCTCCAACAAGCCGCCGTCGCAGGCGCCGCCTTGGCCATCTCCTGGGGCCCCGTGACTGGGCTGATGGGAATCCTCGGCAAGATGACGGCGCCACTGGTGGCCAATGCCATGGCGAACCTGAGCCTCCAGACCGCGCTGGCCGGCCGCGCCATGGGCCCCCTGTCGGCCGGCCTGGCGATGGTGAAGGGCGCAATGCTGGCCATCCCCGGCTGGGGCTGGGCGCTGGCTGGGGCTGCCGCGCTCACGGCGCTCACGGCTCACGTCTACAAGACCGACGAGGGCTTCCGTGATTTCGTCGGCAACCTCGGCGACGTGATCAGCGGCGATTTCAAGAGATCGATGGAGGCGATGGGCAACTCTGCCGCCGGGACCGGGCGATTCATCAGCGACAGATGGGGCGACTTGGTGGGGTTTGCGCAGTCGGTGGGATCCCGCATTGCACAGGCGTTCTCCGGCCCGTTCGGCTTCATCGCTGACGCAGCGCGCACCGCCATGGGGCTGGTCACCGGCGCGATCGAGAACATGGTGAACGCCATCCCGAAGCCGATCCGCGACAAGCTCGGCATGGCGGTGGGTAATGCCGCCAGCGGTGCCCTGTTCGGCCCGATCGGCGCCTATGCGATCGGCGCCGTTGGCCGCGCCTCCTCGATGGGCGGCAGGGGCGACGCGGCACAGGGCGGCGGTGGGGGCGGTGGTGGTGGCATCCCTGCACCGGCGGCGGCGGCGTTGGACCTGAGCGGGTATGGCGGGGGCGGCCGGGCTGGTGGTCGTGGCAAGACCGACAAGCCCAGCCAGGGCATTCAGGGCTATTACATGCAGGGCGGGATTGGCCCAAGTGGGCCCAACGCCTACGGGCCCCACTTCGACATCAAGCGGGTTGACGGCCGGTACTTCTCTCGCAATGCGCTCGACCCATACGTCAGCGTCAACGGCAGGCCTCTTTCGACTGGTACCACGGTCAGCGGTGGCCAGTTTGGGGCCATGCGGGACGGCGGCACTCGCGTCCACAACGCCTGGGATTATGCCTTTGGCGGCAGCGCCAAGCTGTCACTGAAAGGCGGGGCCAAATGGGTTGGGTCGAGCAAGGGCAGCTACGGCGACAACACTGCCTTTCAGACGCCTGATGGCAACGTCTACCGGCTGATTCACGGCACGTTCAAGGCCACCGGCAAGGGTGCCGCCGCCGATGCGTGGAAGGACAACGCGCAGGCCGAAGAGGACCAGGCTCGCGCTGAGGCAAAGCGCAAGGAAGACGACAAACGCAAGGCCGAGCAGACCGCCAAGCAACTCATAGCCGCCGGCCGACTGCTGACCACCAGCGAGGCGGCATTGCGCGTCGCTGAGGCCACCAACCCACTGGAGCGGCTGAGCGCTGAGTACAGCCAAGACCGGGCCAGGCGGATGGCCGAGTACGCCGACAAGCTACAAGGGGCCCGCGGCGAGGAGGAGCGCATGGCCCTGGTGGCAGCCCAAACCAGGGACATCCGCGCCGCCGAGATCGGACACCAGGAGAAGCTGCGGGAGATCGTGGCTCAGCGGATCACCCAGGAGCGGGAGGGGGCCGATGCGCTGGCTGAATCGATGGCGCGGCTGGAGGAGTTCACCAGCCGCAGCAGCATCAGCACCGGCTTCAAGCAGGGCATGCAGGAGTATTCCGATTCGATCGGGCACATGCGCGACGCGGTGGGCCAGCTCACCGTCGATTCCGTCGGCGGCCTAGAGAAGAGCCTCACCGAGCTGGCCACCACAGGCACCACCAATTTCAAAGCGTTCGCCGCCTCGGTCCTGCAGGACACCAGCCGGATGATCATCAGGCAGCTAGTGCTCAAAACGATCATGGGCGCGATTGGCGGCATCCTCGCGCCTCCCACCGCCGGCCTGGGCATCGGCTCTCCCCGATCCCTGGGCAGCTATGCCGGCGGCGGTTACACGGGCAACGGCCCCCGATCTGGAGGCCTCGACGGACAAGGCGGCTTCCTGGCAATGATGCACCCGCGGGAGACGGTCATCGACCACACCAAAGGCGCCCCCATGGCTACTGCCAGCACCAACATCACCATCAACGTGGACGCCACCGGCACCAAGGCGGCGGGCAACCAGGGCAGGGGGAGGGCGCTGGCCGATGACCTCGCCCGAGTAGTGGACGACCGGATTATCTACCACCGCCTCCCCGGCGGCCTCCTTAACTCCTGACCATGGCAACGTTCACCTGGACACCATCGTTTAGCTCTCCCGAATCAAGTGAACCTCGGGTGCGTGAAACCGAGCTGGGCGACGGCTACGCGCAACGGGTTGTGATGGGATTGAACTCAGATCCCAAGACCTGGGAATTGCGATTTGACCACCGCACCAATGCCGAGCGCGAAGAGATCCGCGCCTTTTTGGAGGCACGCAAAGGCGTGGAGTCGTTTGATTGGACGACCCTATGGGGGCAGACCGGAAGGAAGTGGATCTGCAAGCAGTGGAGCATCAATCCAACCGGTCACAACAACAACCAGATAACGGCCACGTTTAAGCAGGTTTTTGAATACTGATGCCAATACCATTTTCCGAGGCCCAGCTACCCGCCCCCACGGCGCTGATTCAGTTGTTTGAGCTGCAGCTGATTCCCGCCATTCACAACTCCGACACCATCTACCGCTTCCATGCCGGCATCAACGCCAAGCGGACCGGCGACATTGTGTGGGCCGGAAATGCCTACATGGCGTTCCCCGTGGAAGCGGATGGGTTCAGCTACTCCGGTAGCGGCCAGCTGCCCAGGCCAAAGCTAAGAGTTTCCAACGTGATGGGCACTATCACCGCCCTGCTGCTGGCCCTGCCGGCGGGGCTGGAGGGTGCTCGGGTAACGCGCCGCCGCACCCATGCACGCTACCTTGATGCCGTCAACTTTCCGGGGAATGTCAACCCCCTGGGAACGCCAGACCCTACGGCTGAATACCCAATCGAGCAATACTTTATCAACCGCGTGGAAGGCGAAGGCCAGGAGCAGGTGGCCTTTGAATTGTGCTCTGCGTTCGACCTCGCCGGTGTGCGGGCGCCCAAGAGGCAGGTAACCCACTACTGCCCGTGGGTCTACCCGCCAACAGCAGCAGACCCGGAATGCGGCTACAGCGGCCCCCTGCCAACCTGCGCCAAGACGTTGGCCGCCTGCCGCGAGCATTTCGGCGGCAACACACAACTGCCGTTTGGCGGCTTCCCTGGCGCTGGAGCCTACTGAATCATGATCGAGATCAACGACGCAATTCGAGCTGCAGCCTTGGCCCACGCCCAGCAGGACGACCCCCGCGAGGCCTGCGGGCTGGTGCTGGTGATCCGGGGGCGGCAGGTCTACCGGCCCTGCCGCAACATCAGCGAGGATCCGGGGGAGAGGTTCACGATCGACCGCAACGACTACCGGCTGGCAGAGGATGACGGCGAGGTGCTGGCCGTCGTCCACTCCCATCCAGTCACCCCTCCAGATCCATCGCCGGAAGACAGGGCCGCCTGCGAGGCCTCGGGCCTGCCGTGGCTGATCTGCAATCCCAAGACCGGGGCATGGGCCGAGCTGGAGCCCTGCGGCTACAAGGCCCCGCTGGTCGGTCGCGGCTGGGTGTGGGGGGTTCAGGACTGCTGGACGCTGGTGCGCGACTGGTACGCCGAGCAGGGCACTACCCTGCCGGATTGGCCGCGACCGGCTCAGGCTTCCGATTTCGAGGCGGCGCCGATGTTCGAGGGGCTATGGGAGGAGGCGGGGTTCCAGCGGATCAACCCAGCCGACATGCGGGAGGGCGATGCCGTGCTGATGGCGATTGGCAACACCAGGCTGAACCACGTCGGGGTCTACGTGGGTAATCAACTGCTGCTACATCACCTCAGGGGCAGGCTGTCAAGCCGGGATCTATACGGCGGCTGGCTTCAGGACTGCTCCGGCTGGGTCGGCAGACTGAGGGCATGAGAACGATTCGCGTCTACGGCCAGCTGGCACGTTTCCTGAAGCGCCGCACCTTCCGCGCCGAGGTGGATC